CGCGAGCGGTTATTCGCCCTACGCCAAGACCACGCCACACCCGTCCGCAGGGCGGATAACGCCACAGGCGCTATCCGCCGCCACACTGTAGCGCGGCGCGAAATTTGGCGCGGATTTGCGCCATTAATGACACGACCTAGCCGTTTCGGGCGCGGCAAAAGACTTTCAAAAGATCAGCACAAGACCACGATGTCGCCATCGGCCACACGCTCAGAAAGAGCTGTAAGCTTGCCGATTCCTTCCCGCAGAAATCGGCTGAGCTGCTCGATGCACTCGCGCTGGTCATCGGTGAGGCTGAACTCGGCCTCCATGCTGTCCATCAGGTCTAGGCAGCACTGGTTGAGGAACCCCACCTCCAACAGCTCCGCACGCAATCTACGCCTCAATGCATCGTCCATCCCAGCATCCCTATCTACTGCGCATATCAGTCGGGACCGTAGCAAATAGGAGATGCTGGTCACAATTATCAAAACGCCTAGTGACAATGTCTCGCGGTCATGCCAAGAACACCCCCTTCTTACGACGTCGAGATGGAAGGGGCTGACCAGGCTTTGGATACGGAAGAGGCGGGACTTTGGCTCGCGCTAGCCAGTTCTTTCGGATCAGATATATATAGCGGAACTGCAATAGGCTCTTGCGTACCGCCCGCTCCAGGTTGTCCCGCAGGTACTTCGCACGTCCGCCTCCTCCAGGGCGCGCCGTGAGCAGCATCTCGTGATAGGTCTCCCCGTCAAGCTCATAGAAGCCCTTTCGGTGATGTCCGAAGTAAAGAAAGTTGGCGGCTTGGTAGACGATCCCCCATCCCCCACATCGCTCGTCGGCGAATGACTGCACCCAAGCAACTCGCGGGCAGGCTCGTTTGATGAACTTGAACGCATAGCTCAAAGCTCGACTCTCGCTGTTGCGAGGAGCTGAGTCATCCAGCCACATGCGGTTCAACTCCAGGTACTGATCAACCTGTGTTCCCTCAATGATTTTCGTCGCTCCCGCCACGGGGTTTAGTGCATACCCAAACTGAAGCACGCCTACTTGGACCCCGTCGATGAAGACGCCAAGGTGGACATAGGAGTTTGCGACGATCCGACGAGAGTAGTGATGCTGCTTGATGACAGCATTAGCCTCCACCCGTGGTATCTGCGCCACATAGAACGATCTGGAGCCAAACCCGGCGAGTCCTGTCTCGCCCTGAATGTATTCCGGCTTGTCACTTTTAGGCGCATGGTACGCACCCGGAGCTTTGGGATGGTGAGAAGGCTTCTGAGCCATGAGCTACCTCTGAAACAGGCGCTCCATGGCGCTCAGGTTCAATGCAGCTCGCGGCTGTCAATGCGTTCAGTGTCCGGCATCGCGGGCACTTGATCTGTAAGTGTTGGAACCCGCTAGCGCGGGCGAGCAGGCGGTTGCAACCGCCACAACGAACGTCAAACATTCTGCAAAACCTACAACTATCAGTTAGGCTTGGCCCGCTCTCGCGAGAGTGGGAGGGCCTCGGTTGACTTGCAGGTTGTGTCTGCTCGTTGACGCCACGGATGGGAGTTGCAGCTCCTACCTATGGCGCCCTCTCTTTACTCTGCGGGAAGGGGATAACGCGCCTTGATTGCCCGCACTGCCGCCATCCAGGCCGACAAGTCCGGCGCTGTGCTGGTAGCGATGGCGTCATATTCTGCCTCTAGCCGCAGAGGATCAGACTCGGTGCGATAGGCCTGGCGGCGAAGCTCCTGGACCTCGGCCAGCGCGTCATCCGGGTGGAACGTAAGATCGTCCAGGCTCACCCCGGCAGTTTCAGCGATGGCCGCCAGTGGGCCGTCCCACTCAGTGAAGAACACCCCTTTGTAGAGAACCCGCTTCATCATGCGCTTGCTCCGTTGATTGTCAGGATGGGTGCGACGTGGATGCCCGGATCGACCAATCCGCCGAACCAGGCTGGACACGCAAAGGCGATCTGAGCACCTGCGGATGCGTAGATGTACGGACACGCATTGTCATAGCCGTTGTATGACTGCATCGAGAATCGCAGATGTACCCATTGATTCGCCGGCAGTACCACGCCAGGCGCAGCGACAGCGCCATTGATCCAAAGGCGATGGGTCGTATAGGGCGCAGAGGAGATATGAGCCGAGCCGCTTTCGACACGCAGCCACATGACGACAGTCGCCCATGCGCCCGCGTTGAAAACTGTTTTGCTGCCGTTGGAGCAGCACAGATACCGCGTGACCCCATCCGCGCCGGCCGAGCCGGTAGTTGTCTGCGATCCCGCAGTCAGAACGGTGGTGAAGAACTCGACCCCGTATCGGGACACTGACGTCCACGTCCGGCCCATTGCCGCGAGCAGCGCCTGCACCCGCGCATTGAGCGCCGGCCCGGCCCCGCCGTTCGTGCTGTTGTCGAAGGCGAACTTGCCCCCATCTGCAACGGTGGCACCGTTCCAGCCGTTGAGAAACGAGCTTGGAGTCCACGACGTTGTGAACATCGTAGCCAGCGGGTTGGCTGCGGTTCCCGCGAAACGCCCCATGTCCGGCATCAGGTTCATGAACGGCAGAACGTTGAGCGCCGATTTCGCGGCCGACCCCAGCTCCGCCCAGGCGCCGCTTTCGCGGGCATACGGCTTTCCGTCGCTCGGCGCGTCGGTCATCCCGCCCACCAGCTCAGTCCAGGCGCTGCCGGAATACTCGTAGGTCTTGACCTGGCCTGCCGGGGTTGTCTCGTTGGCGACCTGGACACGCCAGCCCAGCCGTGGCGGCATGTACTCCCAAATCGGCGCGGACGCACCAGTCGCCCACCAGCGGGCCAGGCGGTGCTGATTTGAGCCGCTGCCGGTGAAAATGTAAGTGTCGCCCTCGGCCTGGCCGGAAGTCGGCAGCGTGGCGACGCGGCCCTTGACCACTGGCTGGCGCAGGAAGTCATCCCAGCGCAACAGGCGCATCAGCTCGTTATAGTGCCCCTCGCCGGGGGCGCCGTTGATCAGTAGGCCAGTGTTCGGCCCCATGGTAAGACTCATGCGGAAACGCCTCCTAGTTCTTCGCCCAGCCGGAAACCGAGGCCGTGGCGTTCAATCGTGATGTCGTGCTGCTGCCAGGAGTTGATGCCGTCGCGGACACTGCGCAGAACCAGGCGCACGTCCTGGAGCGGACCATCCGCCATGTCCTCGGCCAGCGGATAGGACCAGCTACTGGACGTGAGGCCGGCATAGGTGCGCTTCAGCGTCGTGCCGCTGTAGACCTGGAGCGTCACCGTCGCCCCAGCTTCCGGACCGATGTTGCCGACCGTGGTATCGATCAGTTGGTCGGCCTGGCCGATGCGGTCGCGCTTCGCCCAGCTCACAGATAACGCCCCGTAGACCTTCGCTGGGTACGCGCTGCCGTTAATGCGGAATTGACCGGGCGGATACGGCTTACCCTGGCGCCCGGTCAGGGTGAGGCTGTCCGTGGCGGCCAGCGCCGGGGCCAGCTGGCCCTCGCTGGTGTTCGTCAGCAGCCTGGCCTGTAGGGTCACGCCCTGGCTGTAGACCGTCTCGTCCACCGCTTCGAACGTGTCGTAGAACCAGACCCGAGCCCCGGCCAGGTGTTTGGCCGGTACGGTATCGGCACAGCCGCGCGCCAGGGTGACTGTGCCACTGGCATAGTTGACCGCATCGACCCGGACTATCTCGTCGTCCACTACAGCGGCCTGGCCGACAGTGACGTCCTCCAGCCGACTGGCGTTCGTCAGCGTGACGACGCTCGGGCCGGCCGCCAGCGGCAGCTCGGCGGCGAGTAATCCGGTCGGGCACCAGTCCCCGGTTCCGCGATCAACGAACGCGCCCGAACTGCCGACGCGGTCGGTCAGGGTGTAGCTCTGCGACAAGCTGGTCGGCGCCTCGGCCAGCGCGGCCAGGTAGGACGCGCTCACGTCCAGGAGCTGGAGATTCGCCGGATCGATCACCCCGGCCAGTTCGCGATAGGGTGCCTCGATCAGGCGGCGCACAGTGATCGCCCGAGGCGTCCGGTCGGGCGGAATCCAGCCCGGTGGTGGCGGCGCCACGCCGGTTGTCGCCGGCAGATTGAACTGATCCTGAACGACGGTCAGGACGATCTTGCCGTCGCCGAGGAAGTTGTCCTCGATCCGGCCGACCCGAACGACGGTTTCAGGGATGCCGCGCCGGGTCGAACGGATGCGGAACGGCTGGCCAGGGTTCAGGCTACGGGCGCGGCGGTCGAACACGCCCTTATAGCGCTTCAGGCCGGTTGTCTTCAGACGCATTTCCCGCTCACCGACTCGCCCGGCCAGCTCCCCGGTAGGCACGCCCAGGAACTCGATTTCCTCAGACGAGCGCCGCCCCTGCGACGCAGCGACCGCGTTGTTGTTGACGATGACTTGGCGCTGCGCACCGTCGGTCTGGTCGATGTACTTCACGATAAGCTGGCTCGGCGCGAGCGAGGTCGAGCCGGTCTTCTCCTGGGTGATCTCCAGGAGGCCGCTGTCTTCGTCGAACAGCGGCAGGTCAGCAACGTTGTAGTCGTCACGCAGGAGCCGGATGCTGATCTGCCCAGTCTGGCGGTTCGGGTAGACCTCGGCTCCGATATGCGATTTCACCGTCTCGCAGAAGTTGGCGAACGTGTCGGACCTGGTCCATTCAAAGCACAGCCCGAAACTCTCGGCATACAGCTTGTCGGCAGCGGCCCGCCAGCTCGCCTCGTCCATCCGCGTGCGAGCCAGTCCCCGGAAGTCAGGGCCGGTGTAGACGAGATAAAGGATGTGTGCCGGGTTCATCGCCTTGATCTGACCGTCCGCGAGCCAGATAAATTGCTTTTCGGGATACCAGGGGTTGCCGTCCCACAGGCGGTTCCCGCCTCGACGCAGAATTTCCCAGGTCTTCGGGTAGGGGTTCATGGCGGTGACCAGGCCGGAATAGAACCCAGTGGTTACGCCACGGAACGCCGGCACCAGGCCGCCAAGCATGGCCGCCAGGCGCGGCAGGACGCCCTGGTCCTCTTCACCGAACAGGACATCCAGCGTCCCATCGAGCCCACCTTCGCCCTTGTCACCACCGAACAGCTCAGGCGCATTGATGCGGACCTGTCCGTTGCTGGTGATCGACCCTTTCCACGCGGTTTTGCCACTCGCCCGGATTGCACAAACTTCATCGACTTTCTTGCCCAGGGCGAAATGGATGTCGAAGTAGTAGCGGAACCCGACCGTCTGTGCCTTCGGTTTAGCGCCCATTCGCGATCTCCTGGCGTGCATGTTCAACCAATTTGAGCGCGAGCGCGTCGCCGGTCGCGACCAGCACGTCGGCCTCGATGCCGTCCCGTAGGAACGCCATCCAGTCGAGGTCATGGCGCTTGAAGAACTCCCTCGCCTGGCGATGGCAGTAGCCCTGCCGAGTGGTCCAGGTCGGCACGGTATGCAGGTGCTGAGCCGTAACGATCACTTCTTGCTCCCTTTGGTCTTGATCGCCTTCGTTCGGTAGTTGCCTACGGTCAGCACCATCCAGCTCTTCGACCAGCACTGACCGAAGACGGCGACCTGTTCGTCGCCCTCGTCGCAGCGCGGGAAATCGATGTCCTCAAAGGCGGTCGGCTTGGGCTTCTGCGGCTTCGGCGCCAAGACCCTGGATAGGATGAACGACGCCGCCAGAATGACGAGATTGATTGTGATCGGGTCCATGGCCTACCTCACCAGACCTGGTCGCCATCGAACGGCGACTTGCCTTGCATCGCGTTAAACCCCCTGAAGTTGGGGAGGTTGCTGAATTTGTCGTCGCAGGTCTGCGCGAGCCCGTCGCAACCCGGATAAACCCGCAGCTGGCCCCCGGCCGGAATGCCCTCGGTGCCGCCCATGATGTGCAGATCGGCCCCGGCGTGCCGCTCGATGTAGCGGCTGTCGTAGTTGTCGCCGTCCACCTGCCACTCCACATAGCCCCCGGTAAACCACCCATCCGCATAACCGGCGACCACGCCGCTAGAGATCACCCAGCCGCTGATGCTCTGCGGCGTCAGCGTGACGCGGTACGGAACGAGGTTGACCTTGCAGCGATGGTCGCCAACGACTGCCGTGCAGGTGCGACAGTAGGTGTCGATCAGCCCCGGCTGATCCATCAGCTCGTCCTCCGACACGCAGCTGATTCGGCTACTGTCCACGGTCGGCCAGTCCACATCGCCAATCTGGCCTACCCATGAAACCGCTGCCTCGGCGTCGCCGTAGTGCATGTCGTAGACGACCAGGTCGATGGCATCACTCGGCGATTTAGCCTTGTACAGCATCGCGACATCGAGGTCGGCCGGCGCGGTGATGATGAACTGATCGGATTGCGGGTCGCCGGAGCAGGTAATCCCGTTGTCAGTGATGCCGCCCTGGACCGTGCGGAAAATCTGGTTCTGGTAGGTGATGTCCCGGTCGCTGCTGTTGTAGCTCCAGCGGATCGCGCCTCGACTGAACTGATACAGCCGCACCGGCTGCCCATCCGCAAGCGAGCTTTCGCGGCTGTTAAAACTCATCGTCACGAACCCCTTTGAACGTCAGGGCGGCAGTTGCGACGCCCTCGCTATCGGTGACGTGCTCAATCTCGACCACGTCGCTGGCGGCGCTACAGAGCGCCATGAAACAGATGCGCGCTACATCGGTTGGCTCGACCAGGCGGCCTAGGGCGGCGTCGATAGCCAAGCGCTCGGTGTCGGCGTCCAACTCGGTGCTGGTGAGGATGCGGCGGTGATAGACCGTGCCGTCGTACAGCTCGATGCGGATATCGCGACGGCCCGGCCGGCCGTTGGCGAAACGGGCATAGCCGATATTGCGCACGTCCAGCGCGGTGGACAGCTGCGAGACGGTGGCGACCAGGGTCAGGTCGTCGGCGTGAGTCGGCACCCATAGCGGCTTCTGCTGGCCGCGCAGCGCATAGACCAGGCTACGGAACGCCGACCGCTCGGCTCGGCCCATGCCGATCCAGCGATGGCCGATGACCGGCAGCGCCATCCCGGCGACGTCGGTCACGCGGGGAATCGCGCTGCCGTTGTCCAAGGTGGACAGCAGGCGCTGATAGCTCGACGTCAGGTCTTCGCTTTCGTCCGGGTGCTGCTCCAGCACTGGCCGACCCCTGTAGGTCGTCGCCGGCATTACCTCGGGCCAGGCGCTGGGCTCCATTATCAGGAACGACACCCGCGCAGACTGCGCGGTATCGGTCAGCCGGGTCAGCGTGGGCTGTTCGGTCAGCTGCGCGGTGCGTACCGGGTACAGTCGCGAGCCAGTTACCCAGGTGGCCTGGACGGGGCGGACCAGGTCCAGGCCGGCGGCGGTCACTGCCTTGACCTCGACGACCTCATAGGTGAAGGCGTCCTCGCCGCGCAGCATCGCCAGACCGCCGTCGCGGAAGTCGAGGCCGGCCGTGTCGCACGGAATGTTCAGCGAGCCGGCCGCCAGCGGTTCCTGGAGCAGCTGGATATCAGGCCAGATCGGCAGCGCCCAAACGCGCGCGCCCCAGCCGAACAGCGTCATGTCCAGTAGCTGCCGCTCGCGGTCCACCGCGTACATGTTCGCTTCGAACTCCCGGCGCGGCGCCAGGCGCATAGCCCGGCGCTGGGTCACGGCTGATTCGCTTTGCAGGATATTTGTCGAGGCGCTCAGGCGCTCGACGATGCTGTCGCCCCAGTCCGGCGCGAAGGTCCAAGCGATGATGCGATTGCCGGTGATGACCAGGACCAGGTCCGGCTCGCCCTGGAGCTTCCAGACGATCCGCGCATTGACCACGGGCGGGCCGTCGGTGCCGATGCTGACCGTCCAGGTGCGTTCCTCCAGGGCAGCAAAACCCAGCGGCGGCGACGCCTGGCCAGACAGCGTAATGCCGTCTGCATCTTCCCGCTCGATGGCGGTCAGCGTGCGCGGACTGAAATAAGCGTTCCAGACTGATGCCGGTCGTACCTGGGTGCTGACGACGTTGCCCAGCTCCATGGTCGTAGGGATCAGCCACAGGCGGTTGTAGTAGTTCTCTTCCAGAGCGCTTTGGTGGACAGCCTGGTACGTCGAATGGATCACCTCTACCGGCTGATGCGCCGCGTAGGCGCCGGCCCAGGTCGAGGCCGCGACCGCTGCCAGGCTGATGTCCTGGTTCAGCTCCAAGGCGTCGATATTCGGCGTGATGCCGGCAACGATCCCCTCCACAGGCGTCGGCACCTGGAACCCCGGAAACGTCGCCATTACTCAAGCACCCGGAAGCAGTAGCCGACCCAGGCGCTGGTGCTGTCGAAATCGGTAGCGGTTCCGCGTTGGAGCAACGGATAGACGCGCCAAGTGTCGCTGCCGATCACCAGCGGATCGCCAGGCGCGAGGAAGGCCATGTTGCATATGCCAAAATCCGGCACCTCGCCGATGTACCGCGAGCGCTGCTGAGCGCCGAACGCGTAGATAGCGCAGGGCACAGCGGTGGTCGAGCTGTTCAGCTCGTTTGCGCTGGCGTCGATTAGACCGACGTCAGGATGGTACTGGTTTCTGTAGTTTCCACGGCCTGGCCCGATGACTCGCCGGGGGATGTTCGTTGTGTAGTCGAACGGCAGCCACTCGGGCGAGGGGCCGCCATCCAATCCGTCCAGGCGGAGTACGCAACCACCGTCGCTATAGCGAACGTGGTAGCCGTCGAACGGATGACAAGACCAGTTTGAGGTCAGCATCTGGCCTGCCTGATAGATTACGGAGCCGCATACGTACTGGCCGCCGCTATATTCGACCCCGCGCTTGTTGAGCGAGCCAATCATCACCGGCCGGAACTGACCTGCCGCGATCTCGACGTGCAGGTGCAGATAGGCCGCCGTGGCAAACAGGTGGTAGCGCGTGAACGGCCCACCGCTCAGCTGTGCGACGGTCGGTCCCTTCGACGAATAAGGGTTGTTCTGCACCGAGTTACCGGGCTGCGCGTTCCACGCCAGCCCGTTGTCGAACCCCGTATTGCCCGCGATCTGAAACTGATTGGCTCCGGCATTGAATGACCAGTACCCATCAGCGTTGTGACAGAGCCATTCCGATGCCGACGCGCGGTCGGTGACCCAGCCGAGCGACTCGGCGTGGACGCGCACCTTGGCGAGCAGGTCGGCCGGGCTGTTCGCTGCTCCTGTGAAATAGGCCATGTCAGTCCTTCCTGATTGCGTAGAGCCAGGGGTTGCCCGAGCGCCAGGCGGTTTGGAAAACAACGTGGTCCACTCCGTCCTCGACAATCACGTCCTCGGCGCCCGAGTTGAGCGTTGGCACGTAGAAAGCGCCGTCGAAGTCGCCCAGGTTTCGGCGACCCTCGGTTTCGCGGGTGACGAAGCTCAACGCTTTCAACGGGAACTTCCCGAATGAATCCCGTAGTTGTTTGACCACGGTGTCACTGCTGCCCGCATAACGGCCGCAGCCCAGAGGGAGGAGCGTCCGATTGCTGTAGTCGGACTCGTTGGCAGCCCCTCCTTCTACAGTGAAACCGAGCCAGCGCCCGGCGGGATCGCGGAGATAGCAGCTGCGCTCGTAGGGGCTGCTGATGCCCCGGTGCCGGTCGCTAACGTCGGACCAGCGGGTTGCAACGTCGCCACGGTAGGAACCCACCACGGCGAGCGGGTACGGATATTGCGATGGCGGACAAGGTGGCAGGATGAAGCCGGCGCCGGCCGACTCGTAGATCGTGCTGACTTTCACGACGACCCAGAAGCGCCGGCCGTTGGCGAAGAACCAGTACGGCATGGGCTGATTCCACAGCAGCGCCTGAACCCGCGGGCTGTAGTTAGCAAACGCGGTCCAGTAGTCGCCGCCAGGCGGGATTGCTCCAGGATTGAACGCCGTGCCACCAATGAAGCGCACGTTGTAGTAGTCCAGAGCGGTATCGCCGTAGCTCTGAATCCCCATGTAGATGCTGTCGGTGCCGCCCAGGCCTGGGGCGCGCAGGGTCACCTGGCGCATGGCGATGGCCGTGCCGGACGCGGGGATGGTGTTGTCGAAAACCTTCTCGTAGGCCTGCCCAGCCGCGACCAGGTCTGGGTTCGCGGTGAGGAACTGGACGAGGCGCTCGACCAGGTTCTGGTGGTTCGTGGCGGTGCCGATTTCAGTAGCCATGAATTCCTAGTTTCCGAGTATTTGCTTGACGGCCTGGCGGTTCTTGTTCAGCCAGACGATGTAATGGTCGCCGCCCTTGCCGGCCCACATGTCGGCCGCCATCTGGTCGGGGTCTTGAACAGCATGGAGGTGGACCGCGTTGGAGACTGATGCGCTGAAGTTCTTGGACGGTTCCTGTATCTGAGCGGCGCCCATGCTTGGGCGTGGTAGGGATGGCGCGGGAATGCCGGCGACGCCCCCGGTGGCGTGGCGGACGGCCCCCGCCCAGTCATGTAGCGCCGCCCATCCGCGTTGGTTGATGTCCAGCAGCAGCGGAGTAAGCCCTGGCTGCATGGCGGATGCCGACCGGATTACGACCTCATTGTTGGATAGCCAGGCCGGTATGCTGTCGCTGGTCGGTGTGCCTGGTCCCTGGACCTGGCCGCCACCCGCGAAGCCGAAAATGCTGGTGATCGAAGACAACCAGCCACTCCCGCCACCAGCCACTCCAGCGGCCCCGGCAGCTCCCGCAGCGCCGGTCACCCCACTGACACCATTGGCGGCGGCCAGCGAGGCGGCAGCGGCCTGGATAGCGGCGGCGCCGCTCAGGAGCGTGCCGCCAGCAGTCGCCAGGGCGCCGGCCGAGGCGGATACAGCCGAGGCGCCGACCGTCAGCCCCTGGGCGCCGCCATCGGTGCCACCGCCCAGGCCAAACCCGGAAAGCAGAGACGCACCCAACTGGCGGGTCGCCATCCTGGCCAGGTCGCCAATCATGGTGCGGACGAAGTCATCCAGCGAGGCCTTGCCAGTCGTCACAAAGGTAACGACGGCATCCTCCAGACCGGAGAAGGCGTTACTAAACAGTTCGTAGGTCTGGCCCGCGACGTCCCTGGCGGAGTCGATGTAGTCAGCGAACGCCGACGTCGCCCCGTTGACCCAGTTGCCCTGGGCGGCCTGGAGGTCGGCGTAGTTGCGTTGCAGCTGCTGGGTCATCGCGGCATGGTTAGCTTCCAGCGCTTTGAGCTTGTCGTTGTACTCGTCGAGGCTCATGCCTCGCGAGCCGTCACCGTACTGGCTCGCCAGGTCCAGGCGCTGCTGCGCGAATCGGTCGTCAAGGCTGCCACGCTGATCGAACAAGCGGCGCTGTTGCGCGCCCATGCCCACGGCAGCGGCGGCACGTTGACCCTGGAGGGCCAGCGCATCCTGTTGTTGCTGGAGCGCGTCGCTGTAGGCCTTGACTGCCTGGGCCTGTTTCTTCAGGCGGCCCTGTTCGTTGAGCTGGAGGACTTCCAGGTCGGCGTCGGCCTTCTTCTGCGCCTTGACCATGTTGTTCCTGGCCTCGGCGATCTTCTGGTCCAGGCTGATGCGCTGGGCCGCCGTGGTGGAACTTTTGTCGCGCAGCGCCTCCAGCGCCTGGATTTCCCCCTCATAGGCTGCGGTGACCTGGTCCTTGTTCTGGCTGATCAGTTCGCCGCGCTGCGCGACATAGTCCGCATAGCTCAGTAGGCCGGCGCGCTGCTGCGCCTGGAGCTTCTGCTCGGCGTTCCTGAAATCGGTTTGCAACTGGTCCAGGCGGTTCTTCGCCTCGGTGACGCTGGACTGGTCGAGGGGCGTAGACGGCCCTTTCGGGGTTTTCGGGTCTTTGTACTTCTGATCGATGGCCTTGCGAGCGGCGGCGATATTTTCCGGCCGCAGGCGTTCGTCGTTCGGGTTAGCCGCCTGGATCGCGGCAATGCTCCGGTCCAGCTCCCTGTTGAGCTTGTCGCGCTTTTCCTTGTTGGTGCGCACCGACTCCAGCAGCTTGTCCATGCTCTGCTGGCCGCGTATTGCCTCGTCCTCCAGGTAGCGATCCAGGCGCGCCTTCTGCGCCTTCTCGCCCTCGTCCTGGATTTCCTGAAGGGCATCGGTGAATTGCTTCCCGCGCTCGTCGTCCGACATCGAGCTGCGCTGATACGCCTTGCGTAGCTCGTTGAACCAGCCCAACGGGCCGAAGACAGCCCCGCTGGCCACAGCGCGCCCCGGCTGGAAGGCCTGCCCCTTGGTCAGTTGCTCCAGGCGTTCCTCGGGTGTCTCCGTCCGGCCCACGCCGAGCATTTCGTCCCAGGCGCCCTTGGCCACCCCGGCAACGGTCTTCCAAGCGGTTTCCAGGGTTCCCAGGTTCTCGACGATCTGGCTCGCCCGCTCGTCCATTGCCTGGCTATAGGCGTCCATGGCCAGTTGGGCGGCACCCAGCGAATCGCCTTGCTGATCGAGGGCGGCTATCTGCTCGTAAACCGAGGCGGTCAGGTAGTGATATTTCTCGTTGAGCTGTTGCGAGGCTTTGACTGGTTCGTCGGCCAGCTTGGAGAACTCGGCGACCGTATCCGAAACAGCCTTGCCGGTCGCTTCCTGCATCGCGATGGAGGTAGTGGCAACCTGCTCGATCTGGTCAACCGTGAACTTGCCGGTCGCGGTGATTTCCGACAGTACCGCCACGGCCTCATACTGAGTGCCGTTCGCTCTGGCGAGTGACGCCGCCATGGCGGACAGTTGCCCGGCGGTGGTGCCGGCATAGTTGCCGGTCAGGACGATGGCCTTGTTCAGCTCGTCCGCCTCTGAGCTGCCTTTCTCATACGCCAGAGCCAGCGCCACGCCCGCAGCGGCCACCGCCGCGCCGATGACGATAAAGGCGCTACCTGCTCCGCTGAGGCCTACCATAGCCGTCTTGGCGTTGTTGGCCGACGCTGCGGCAGCGTCCGCCCCTCGGGCGATGTCGTCCAGGCCGTCGCTGGCGTTACTCGCGATCCCGAAGAACGATTTGACCTGGTCGCCCAGCGCCTGGAACGTCGCGCCGACGCCACCGAAACTGTCCTTGATCTGCCCGCCCTGCTGGATAGCAACCATCCACAGCGGCATCCCGCTGGCCAGGCTGGTGACCACGTCGGTGATCTGCGCCGGCAACTGCCGCATGGCCTGGCGGTACTGACCTGCCGAAATGCCGGCCACGGCCATGGCGTCAGACGTGCCGAGCAGGCGGTCCCGTTGCTCCTGGAGCTTGGCGTTGTAGGTCGTAAAGACGTCCGGGTCGATCCCTCGACCCCTGGCAGCATTCAGGCGCGCCTGGAGGCTGTCGAGCTTCTCCAGCTCGCGAGTGACCGGGTCGATGGCCGCGAGCAGTTTGCCCAGCTCGGCCTGCTGGCGGTCGAACTCGGCGGTCGCTTTCGCCGCTGCCTCGGCCGCTCGTTGCTCGGCTGCAACCTGCTGTTCGCGGGCGCGCTCGGCGTTGTGGTAGGCATTCATCGACGCCGATTGAGCGCGGGCGCTTTCCTGCCATCCGCTGGTGGCTGCCCGCGTGGCGGTGTTCATCCGATCCGAACTTTCCGCCAGCGCGTCCAGCGCTTCCCGCTGTTGCAGGGAGGCGGCGACCATCGCCTTGATCCGGGCCGCCTGCTGGTCGGCCGTCTCCCCCAAACCGGACAGCTCCCGGCCAGCCTGGCTGGCATGGTCACCAGCGGCCTGGATCGAGTTGGACAGTTCCTCGACCTGGTCCGCACCCTGCTGAAGGTCAGCGCGGATGCGCAGGGCTAATACAAGGTCTTGGTCGGCCACGTTCAATTACTCATGAGCTGATCATAGGCGGCAATCGCTACAGAGCCCCCGGCGAAGCCATGGTTGACCGCCATCAGCTCGCGGGCTTGGTGGCGGCCCTTTTCTGCCTCGGCTTCGCGGAAGAACAGCATTAGCTGTCGCTCGGTGTAGCGGCCGAGCTGGTCGCGCTGGTGTCCTGCTGCGACGAGGCAGGCGAAGACTCGTCCCCACGTTGTTGGAGGGCTTGAGCCACGACTATCGGTCGCCACAGACGGCGGACGAAAAAACCTTGGTTGGCTGCCCACCAGACCAGCATCAGGGACTCACCGTCGCTTGGACGGAGCGACCGGACCCAGCCATCCGCCTTGCCACAGCTCACGGCAATCAACGGCAGAACGAGCTTCCAGTGCTCCGTCAGCACGTCCAACGCAATGGTCGCGCCCTCGACTCCTTCGAGGTGTTCACGCGGCACCTGGAGGAACGCCTCGGCAATGGCCTTGAGGGCCGCGTGGTGGGTGAGCTGCTCTTCGAAGGTCAGCTCGCGGACAACCAGGTCCTCGCCCCCCCCCCCCCCCCC